CTTCCGAACGCTGGCGCGCCAGCAGTTCGTCCTCGCCGCCGAGCGCGCGGGCGGCGGCGCCCGGCGCGCGCGCCTCCAGCAGCGCGCCGATCACCACACGGCTCTGCGCCGGCGTCAGGGCGCCCAGCTCGGCGAGCTCGCGGGCAACCGCATCCTGCGCGCCCTCGTCCGGCACCAGGCGCGAAATCAGCGCGCCCTGCTCGGGTGTCAGCCGCCCGGCGGTCACGGCGCTGTAGGCGCCATCAGAGAGCCGCGCCAGGTCGCGCGCGTCGCGCCCGCGCGCCGTATCGGCGAGGGCGTCATCGAGCAGGTCACCGAGCTCCGGCCGCTCGCTGGTCGCGGCGCGGCTCGCCCGCGGCGGCGGCTCGTCGCGCGCGGCGGCCCTCTGCGCCTCGCCCAGCGTGGTTTCGTGTTCGCGCGGGTGGGTGCCCTCCGGCACGTTTTCGCGGGCCCGCAGCTGGGCCTCCTCGGCGTCCAGGGCGAACCGGCCGACACCGTCGAGGGCGCCGCGCAGCTTGCGCGCGGCCGCCACCGTGTCGGCGCGCTTGCCGCTCAGCGCCTGGCGCAGGGTGTGATCCTCGGGCAGCTTGTCGAGGAGCGCTTTCGCCCGGCGGTATTCCGGGCTGCCGCGCACCGTCCGGTAGGCCGCCGACCCGCCGCCCTCGAGCGCCCCGCCGAACAGCGCGGCAAAGGCGATATTGGTGAGGGCTGTCTCGGCAGTATATTCGAGGCCGAGTTCCTCGTGCCAGCTGGCGATCGAAGGCTGCAGAGCCGCTTCAATCCCCGCATTGGCCAGCGCGCCGCGCACCGCATTGCCGAGTACAGTGGCCCCGCCGCCGGTCGGGACAGCAAAGCCGGCATACTGGATGGGATCGGTCGCCGCCGCCGCGAAGCCACCCGTCAGGCCGCCGACAAATGCGTCGAAATCGCTGGCTCGGCTCTGCACATCCGAAAGCTGGCCCTGCCGCTCGGCCACCAGTCTCCTGATCCGCTCCATCGGCAACAGGTAGCCGAGCCGCTCATCGTAGGGCACCTCGCTGTCGAGTTGCCGCTGCTCCAGCTTCGACCACTCGATCTGGAACGCGTCTCTCGCCCGCACGACGGCGAGGCGCTTCGGATTGTAAGGGCTCTTCGGATCGAGCGACGGCAGCAAAGTGTCGATGTAGCGCTCCCGGAAGCTGAGCCGGTAGGGATTCTGGAGGACGACACCCGTCTTTGCGCGCGCTTCTTCGATCGCCTGGTCATAGATCAGCTCACCGGCGATCTGCTCGGCATTCCAGTTGCGGGTAACGCGGTCGAGCCGGTAACTCGCATCGTGCACATCGCCCAGATCCGCCAGCGGCCCCGGCGAGAACATCTCGCCGCCGGCGCCGGTGACCTGCGGGCGGGCTCCGCCGAACCAGCTCATGGCCCCACCGCCTGCGGCAGCTTCTGCGCAATCTGCTCGCGCACCCGGTCAAGGTCGAGCTCGTAGAAACCGCCCTCGCCCGCGCCGCGCAGGTAACGCGGGTCATCCCCGTCCGGATCGCCCAGCGCGAGACGGTAGACGCCTGGCGCGACCGACACCAGCGCCGCCCCTTTCAGCGTCTTGAGATCGACGGCCGAGCCATCCCCGTGCAGCGGCGCGCCGCGCCCGCCATACGCATAATCCTCGGCCGACAGCGCGCTGAACGCCTCGTCGGCGAGATCCGCGCGCAGCCAGGACGGCACCGCCACCTCGCGCGTCTGGCGCCCGTCCCACCAGCCCGCGCCGGTCCGCGCGATCCCGCCATATTGCTGGCCGCCCGTGAACACCGCCCCGGACGCTTCCTGCAGGGCCCGCTTGTAGGCGGCGGCGTCATACTCGGTGTTCATCCCCTTGCGGCCGACATAGATCGCATTGGCGGTCTCCTCGATCGTGCGGCGCGCGTCCGGATGCGCCGCGAACGCGCCGCTGAGCGTGGCCCGGGCCGTCTCGCCGCTGGTCGTGCTCGACAGGCCCGAAGACACGCCGCCCGCCTCCGCCATCAGCTTGCGGCCCTGGGCGGCGGCGTTCACCGCGTCACGGCTGCCACCCGTCAGGATCAGACCGCCGAGATGCCCGATCAGCGGCGCCCGCCCGGAGATCTTCGCCAGCACGTCGCCGGCGTCCGCGCCGGTCGTCTGCACGATCCCGGCGGCAAGCTCGATGATCTCGGTCCCGCCCGCCTTGTCGGTCGCCTGGATCTGGTCCATTTCCGCCTGCGTGAAGATCGCGCCCTTGACGCCGTAGCGCTGCTCGATCAGCCGCGCCTGCCCGGCCCGCGCCTGCAGCGACAGGATCAGCCCCTCGCCCGGTTGCAGCGGGATCGGCGCCACCAGCCCGGCCCGCTCGGCATAGCCGCGCGCGTCCTGCGCCAGGCCCGTGCGCATGCCGCTGAGCGTGCTTTCCAGCACGCTGATCTCCGCCGCCTCTTCCGGCAGCACGCCGGTCTCGTTGGCGGCGGCGCGGCGCGCATTGATCTCGTTGGCCAGCTCCACCGGGCTCGACTGCACGGCGAGACGCGCCAGCGAGGTCAGCTGCGCCATCTGGCGCACTTCGCGCACGAGATCGCCGTCGCCGGTCGCGATCGCCTCGGCCTCGAGCCGCTGCAATTCCTCCGGGGGCGGAACAAGCCCGTCCTTGGCATAGCCCCTGTATTCGCGCAGGTTCGCCCGCACTTCGGTGACCCGCGACCGCAGCGCCGCCTGCGCGGCGCGCTGCTCGGCTTCCAGCGCGCGGATCTCCTGCAGCATCTCGCGCTCGAGGCCTTCGACCTCGTCCAGGCTCATCGTGCCGGCCACGCCCTTGCCGGCCCCATAGTCTTCCAGGAAGCCGCCCAGGAATTTCTGCTTGGCGCCGAGCCCCTTCGTCCGGCCGAAAGCGCCTTTGACCCGGTTGATGCCGACCTGCGATCCGGTCTTCTGCAGCGTCTCCTCGATCTGCGGCAGGCTCAGCACCCCGGCGCGCGACGGGTCGGCGGCGTACTCGACGCCCCGGAAGGTGAAGGCGGTCTTGGGGCCGTAAGCCAGCGTGTCGGCCGTCAGCGCATTGATCTCCATCTCGAGCACCGTGTCGGCCGCCCCGTCGAGGCCGCCCATGAACGCGGTGCGCCCGATATCCTTGACCCGCCCGTCGAGGAGGCCCATCGCCTCGGCTGCGAGCTGCTCGGCCTCGGCCGCATCCGCCAGCCGCACGAATTCCCGGTCATAGCCGAACCGCATGGTTTCGAAATCGGCCTCCAGCGACGGCCGGATCTCGTCCGGCGTCGCCTCGACATATTTCGCGCGCAGCGCCGTGGCGGCGTCCTGGAACTTCCGGACATCGCCTTTCGCGGTCTCGAAGGCGGTCGCCAGTTCGCTGCGCAGGGCCGAATTGGTCCGCAGCGACATCGAGCGCAGGCCGGCCTCGTCATAGGCGCGCCCGCTGACGGTGTTGTTGCGGCGCGGCCGGAATTCCGGATCGAGCCCTTCGCGCGCGCCTTCGAGACGGCCTTCGGCGTCGGCGGCCCGGTCGGCGAGCTGGCCGATCTGGCTGGCAAGGCCGGACAAGGCGCCGGCGACCGTTTCGGCCACCGCGCCGCCGGGGCCGGTAACCGCCGGCGCCACATCCCGGGAAACCCTCCGTGTGCGAACCATCAGCGGGACTTCCAGTCAACATAGCCCTTGGCGAGGCTGGCGCCGGCCTGCACCACGCCCATGATCCCGCTCGCGGCGCCGCGCTTCTTCAGCGCCCGCATCGACCGGCGGCCGGAGAAATAGCTCATCAGCGCGTCGGAATTGGCGATCTGGATATCGGCTTCGCCGTCCTGGCCGATCCGGCTGATCGCGCGCGACGGCGTGGCCGAGAAGCCGTCCAGTCCGGCCGTGGCATAGGCAACCCGTGTCTTCGCCATCCGGTCGACCACCCCGTCGAGGATCTCGTTGCTCTGCTGCCTGCCCTGCAGGATCGCCTGGTTGGCGGCAAACCGCGCTTCCAGCGCCTGCTCTTCGGCCTGGCGCTTTTCCGCCATGCCGCCGGCGAAGGAGGAAAACGCCGACAGGGCGCTGGCGCCCATCTGCAGCTTGCCGAGAAGGCCCGCGCCGGCGGTGGCCGAGCCGGCCGCGCCGGCAGCCCCGCCGAGCCCGATCATACCCTTGGCCGCAGCCATGATGCCGCCGATCCCGGAGGAGACGGCGCCGCCCGCCGCCGCGGCGCCGGACGCCACCGCGCCGGCCCCGGCCATCAGTTTCGCGCCGAGCGCGATCGCCATCGCCGCCATCAGGTCTGCACTCCGAGTTTGAGGGAACGGATATGAAGCGGGCCCGGCGTCTGCCGGTAGATCTTGACATCCACCGACCGGTCCCAGCCCTTCAGGCCTTCGATCCGCGCGGTGCCCGTATGCAGCGGTTCGGTCAGCGGCGGGCGGTCGAGCTGGCGCGCCTCGGGGCGCGGATCCTTGAACGGGAACAGCTGTGTCTTCGCGCCGTGACGGTAGGCCAGCGCCGGCAGGGTCGAATTGAGCACCGACACCGTCACATCGACGATGCGTTTCTTGACATCCAGCAGCGAGCCATTCTCGGTCTGGAACCGCGGCTCGAGCGTAACCACCCAGGCATCGAACCAGATGCCGACCTCGAATTCGCCGGTCACCTCTTCTTCGAGATCGACTTCGCCGTCCTCGACCGTCAGCGGCCCCCACCAGGAACCATTGCCGACGACATACACGTCCTCGCGTCCCTCCAGGTGTTCGAGGCCGGTAATCACGCTTTGGTCCTCGAGCTCGACCAGCACCGAACAGTCGAGCGTGCGCGAGGGGTCCTCGATCTCGACATAGCGCACCAGCTCGCCGCCAACTTCGCGCTCGGTGACAAGGTAGAGCCGCGCCAGGCTGTCGGCCCCGCCGGCCAGCACCATGCCGCCGCGCACATTCTCGCGCGACCAGGCGGCCACGTTCTGCTCGCGCAGGCTGGTGAAGGTGGCGATGACGCCGGTCCAGTTGATCAGGCCCAGCATCTCGTCCTCGAAATTGGTGCCGGTCTTGCGAACGAAAATGTCCACCGGCCGGTCGATGAGGCTCGGCGCGCGCACCGACAGCGACACCGGCGTATAGCGTTTCGTATTGTCATTGTACTGAAGTTCGCGCACGCCCCGCCCGCCCTTCTGCACATAGACCGTCCCGCCATCGAGCTCGACGGGCGTCAGGTTCAGCTGGATGCCGAGCGAGCCGGACTTGCGCCGCTCGGTCGGCTCGTCGGCTGCCAGCGCGCCGCCGGACAGGAAGTGCACGCCGCTCGCGGTGAACAGCTGCACCGTCTCGCTGGCGAAGATCCGCCGGATGCCATTGGCGTCCTGCGTGTCGATGGTGAACTCGAAAGCGTCGGTTGCCCGCTGGTTGGTGGATGCAAACGCAAAATACTCGCCCAGCTTGGACGCGATCGCCGTCTGCGGCAGCGAGCGCAGGCCGCCCATCACCAGGCGGCTGTCGGTAAAGGCGCCGCAGCGGGGCCAGCCGCGCGTGGCCGAGATCGCATCCTCGCCGCCGGCCTTGCCCTGGGTCAGCGTTGCCGAGGTCACGATCCCGTTCGCAGAGGAGACAACCGACGGCGCCATTTCCGGCCAGTCCCTCTGACCGGCGTCTCCCGAGAAGGTCACCGTGAAGCGGGCGGCCGACGGGTTGGCGACCGTCACCGTGCCGCCGGCAAGCACCGGCAGGGCTTCCAGCGCCGCCTTGATGCTGGCGGCCAGTGTCGCGCCGGTCGCGCTGTAGGCGATCGATCCCGTGGTCTCGCCGTCGAGCGTGATGTTGAACGTCTCGCCGGCGGCATATTCGAAGAATTCGAGCTGCTGCACTTCGTTCACGCCGTTGGTGTAGACGGTGTCCTCGAACTCGATGGTCAGCATGCTGTCGAACACCTGCAGGCGCCCGTCCCAGTCGGTGTCCGCGCCCAGCCGGAATATCCGCCAGGGCGGGTAATTCTCGTGGAACACGAGCTGGGTGTCGAGGCGCTGGGCAAAGTCGAGGCGCAAGAGGGAGCCTTCGGTATAGGGCGAAGAGACCGAGGCCATGCGCACGCCGCCGGCATAGACTTCCGCATTCTGGGCGCCGTAGATCAGCACATAGGCCGCGTCATCGTCGAAGGTGAAAGGCACGACCTTCGCCCCGCCGGGTGCCTCCTCCTTCAGTATACGGAGCGCCGCGATCGTCAGGTCGCGGGCGGCGCTCTGCGAGGGTGTCTTTTGCTTCAGGCGCACATGCCGCGCGGCGACCGGCACACCGGGCGGCGCCATGATGCGGCGCGTCTGGGCCTGCCCGCCGAGGCTGATCACATCCGGGAATTCGCTCCAGGCAATGCCGTCCGCCGACCAGTCGGCCGCAATCGCCGCCGCCAGAAAGCCGCCGCTGAGATCGGCATCGGTCAGCTCGAGACCGCAGACAGCATGGCTGGCGCCCAGGTCGATCGTCACCAGCACGCCGTCGCCGGAGCCGGGCAGGTTCGTCCAGGAGAGGTTGGCAACAGCGTCAGGCATCAGGGTTGGAAATCGCCATTGAAGCCGGGCGCGAAGGGCCGGTCCGGATAGGGGAAGGGATCGTCGGGCGGCACGGGCGGAAGGCTGACCGTGCCGCCGCTGTCGCCGTCCGCGGCGAAGGTGATTGTCGCCGCCGTCAGGTCGATCGCCGAGACCGCGCCGCGGTGCCGGCCGCACCAGGCGAGCCCGCCGCGCAGCATCAGCCCGCCCTGCGGGCTGGGCCTCAGGTTGAGGATATCCGCCGCGCCGCTGAAATAGAGCTCGAGCTGGTCATTGTCGGCAAGGCGCGGATCCACGATCCCGCCATTGAAGCTCGTCTGGAAACTCTCGCGCCGCGCCATCAGTCGCGCGCCTCGAGCAACGGCCCGCGGCCGACCGTCATTTCCTCGCCCTTGTCGGCCTGGCTGTCGAGCTGGGTCGCGGCGGCGACCAGGCCGCCATAGGGATAATCCTCGGCCGAGCCATAGGCCTCCTGGCGCAGGTCCGCCTTCAGGGCGCGGTTGCTGGTATGCTGCATGCAGCAGGCCTCGGCGACGGCCTTGATGACGAGCTGGCGGAACACCGGCGGCCAGGCGGACGGATCATTGGCGGCCGGGATCTCGGCCCAGAGGGTCTCGTGGTTGGCATGCACGCGGCCCTCATAGACGCGCCAGCCTTCGCGCAGCGGCCGGTCGCGGGCTTCGAGGCTCTCGAACACCGACAGCACGTATTGCGCGCCGGGGATCTCGAACGCGTATTCATAGCCGGTCGAGGGCGCCGCCTCGAGGCGCGACAGCTGGACGACGGTTTTCTGGAAGGACCAGGTGCGCAGGCCGAGCAGGAAGCCGACCGTCTGGGTATAGCGCGCCTCGGCATTTTCCGCGCCGGGGCTTGCATCCCCGAAATCATCGATCGGAGACTGCCCGAGTTCCTCGAGCGCGAGATTGTAGAGAGCGACAGCTTCCTGTGTGGACATGGGTCACGCGAAGACGCCGGCGGGCCAAAGGAGCAAAGTCCCGCCGGCGGCCCTCGCCCGGTACCTAAGCTGCGGCCGTTGCGATGACGAGGGTGAGCGCAATGTCACCCGCGACCCGGTTGACGGAATAGATCCGGACGCCGTTCGTGCCGCCATTCGCGTAGGAGACGATGATGACGTCCCCTTTGCCCAGCGTGAACTGGTCGGCGACCGCGTCGAAATATCCATCCGTCTGCACGGCGGCAAAGCCGTCATTGGTGGCGTAGAAGTGGCACTTGCGGACGAGCCCGCCGAGCTGCCCGCTATGGCCCAGTGTCCCGAAGCCGAATTTATCCAGAGCCATGATGGCCTCCTTGGTTGAGATGAAACCGGAAGGCCCCTCACGGGCCTTCCGGGATGTCAGGATCAGGACGCCGTGTAGGCTTCCGGATCGATGTCGAGCGGCGCGATCGACTCGTCGATCTGGAAAGGCACGGTGCCCTCCGGCAGCAGCAGGTCGGCGCCCATCGTCACTTCCATGTTGACGAACCAGTGATCTTCCTGGTTTTCCCAGGTCATGATCGTGCGCGGATCGCCCATGTCGACGCACCCGAGGGCCTCGCGCACCCAGGCGTGCCCGGTCCGCAGGTTGCCGGTTTTCGACAGCCGGTTATGGCGGATCCAGTGGATGCCGTTCCATGTGCGCATCCATCCCCGGATGTTGCCGCGCGCGTAAGGAAGTTCGGCGCCATTGTAATCCGCCGTTGTGAACTCCTTGAACCGCATCAGTTGCGACCACATCCGCGGACTGATCGCCGCAAAGACTTCCAGGTCGTCATCGACGTCGGCGGTCGCCAGCTCTTCGTTGATCTCGTCGGCGAGCGCCGGCGACATGAAGGTACCGGAGCCGCCGAGCGGCGTGTTCGGCGAGCCGTCAAGCGCCGCGATCAGGATGTTGTCCTGGGCGCGGGCCAGCGCCATACCGGCCGCTTTCTGGCTTTCGTCGCGGTCGTCGGCATTCATCCGGTCGAGATCGAACCGGTCGATCGTCGGCGTGGCTTTCCAGCGATCGACCGGAATGATCACGTTCGACTTCGCCGTCTTTTGCGGCGTCAGCTTGCCGACCGGCTTCTTGTAGGCGTTGAGAATGCCGGTGATGTTGAACTTTGCGTCTTCCGCATTGGTGATCGACTTGCGGCGGCAGACATTGCGGTTCGCGAGGCGTCCGCCCCGGTCCTGGAAAACGTGGATTGCCCCTTGCTCGTACTCGGTGACGAACCATTCGGGCGCTGTGGCATCAGCCATTTGTAGCTCCATAGCTGGTTGGGTTGAAAATCAGCTTGGGCCGATTGCCAGCAGGTGTCCGGGGCCTGTCTCGAAACTCGAGCCGGTTGCCCGGACCTGCCAGGTCCATCCCGTGCGCGCGCAATCTACGCGCAGGGGAGGACCGCGCGTGTTACGCCTTCGTGTAGAAGGCCTTGCGAGCAGCATCGATCCGGGCCCGGAAGGCCGGGTCATGCTTGGAACTGTCGGTAGGGTAGCGCGGATCGCGCATTGCTTCCTTGAACTTTTCGGCCGTCCAGGCATCGCCCTCGCCGCCGGCACCGCCGAGATCGACGCCCTTTTCGCCGATCCTGCCCATGAACCATTTGACGATCTTGATGCCGTTCGCGGTACCGGTGATCAGGTCGAGCTCTTCGAGCAGCTCCGCCGGCATGCCGTCCTTGCCCCTCAGCGCCTTCTGGCGCTCGATGAAGTCGACCACGGCCTGCGCCTCGCGCGCCGCTTCCGGCGTGCCGCCGAGCTTCTGGAACTCGGCCTTCGGATCGATCAGCGGCTGGATCATGCCGGACTTGGCTAGCTCGGTCAGCACGTCGCCGAACACGGCCTTGAACTGCTGGGCCGGCAAGCCGTGCTTGTGCGAGGCTTTCCGCGCGATCGCGAAGACCTCATCCTTCTCGAGCTCCGGGAAGAAGGCCTTCGCATCATCGGCCAGTTCCGGCACCGGATACTCTTCCGGCTTGCCTGGCACGCTGCCGGCTTTTGCCTGGGCATCGCGGAAGCCCTTGAACGCCGGGTAGAGCTTGTGCAGCGTTTCCTCGGCGGTCGCGCCGCGCAGGTTGTCGGGCAGCAGGGCGAGATCGAACGTGCCGTTGAACGCCGCCGGCGGATCTCCGCCGCCGCCAGCGCCGGCATCCGCACCGGCCGCCGCCGCAATCGCCGCGGCGCCTTTCTTGCCGCCCTTGTCAGCCGCGCCGCCCTTGTCGCCGGCGGCTGCAGCAGCGGCGGCCGCTGCAGCCGCAGCCGCGCCCGCGCCGGCCTCGGCGCCGGCATCCGGGGCCCGGTAGACCCGGCCCATTGCCCAGGGCAGCGCCGATGCGCCTGCCCTCAGTCTTGCGGAAAATCCTCTACGTTTCGTCATCGCTTTCTCCTTTGCGATTGGCCTTCAGTGTAAGGATGATCGCGCGGACGAGCTCGTTCTCGCCCTCGCGGTGATCGGCATAGGTCATGCGCTGGTCGCGGCTCCAGACGCCCAGCGTGTCGAACGGGATGACGGAGCGGTCGAGCGTGATCGAGACCAGCCAGGCCAGCACCTCCTGGCCGTTCTTGGTGCTGAACAGCCGGTCGATCTTGCGCCGCATCGCCCGGTCGCGCTCGAAGGCTTTCTGCGCCGGCGTCATGATCTCGGCGTTGCGCGTCGTGTCATCGCGCTTCGTGGTGCGGCCATAGCCGCCGATCACGTCGGACAGGTCGCCGATATTCTCGCTGAAATCGCTCATGCTGCCAGGTCCCCGGCCCCGCCCATCGCGCCGGCCTCGTTTTCATTGGCGACCGCGGACGGGTCGATCCCGGCCGCGGCTGCGGCCATCTTCATCTGCTGGCTGATTTCGCGCAGACGCGTGCGCTCTTCCGGATCGCGCACGATCAGTGAGGTGATCCCCATCCGCTCATGCAGCCAAACGCTCCAGGCATCGGTATCGATGAAGATGCGCGCTTCCTCGACGCCGGCCGTGGCGACGAGGATCTCGTAGAAGCGCACCGTCTTCTCGACTTCCTCGAGCATCTGCGAATTGGCCAGCGGCGAGAGCACCTGCACCTTCATGATGTAGTCATCGATGCGGATATTGTCGCTGACGAGACCCCATTGCTGCATGATGTCGAGCACCCGCTCGATCAGCGGACGGAACAGCTCCGTATGCAGACGGCCGAACGCGCCATTGATGTCCTGGCTGAGCCGCTTCAGGCGCGCCACGATCTCGGTCGGCGAGCGTACCGCGCCGGCTTCCGACGGCAGCGGCTCATCGTGGAGCATTTCCTTGATCTGCATCCTGAGCTCATCGATGATGATCTCCCCGAGATCGAAATTCTCCGCCACCGGCAGGCGGGCCAGCGAGGCGCCCAGCGGGCCGCCCGTGCGCTTCACCTTGACCATGCCGCCCGGCGCCAGCGCGATCTTGCGCGGATGGTAGATCTGGTCATCGCTGGTCATCCAGGCGCCGAGCAGTGCGAACGCGCCGGCCTGCAGCTGCATCTCGACGGCCTTGTTCAGGGTCTTGATGTGCGGCATGGCCAGCATCAGCGGGCCGCGGCCGCGCCGCTCGCCGGGCACCACGAAGAAGCGCGGCACGATGAACGGCGACGAGCGCAGCGGCTCGGTGTGGAGCTGGTGCGATTTCTCTTTCCAGATCACCTGCCAGGTGAACCTGCGCGGGCCTTCGCGCGAGCAGTGCAGCAGCAGCTCGACTTCCGTTTCCGGCTTGTCGCTGATCATTTTTGTCAAGTCGCGGTGCTTCTTGTAGCCCGGCCAGCGGTCCTCGATCTCGCCGCATTCCATGCGGATCGGATAGAACCAGCCGCGCTGGCGGCCATAGGCATCGGTGTCGAGCACCACCTTCTCGGCCGAGAGCGGCACGAACCGGACGAGATCTTCCTCGTCGCCCTTCAGCACCAGCATGGCGCCCTGGCCGGCATAGAGGTCCAGGTACATGCCATCGGCCGCGGCCGAGAAATCGCCGGCAGCGAACACCGCGCGCAGGATCGCAGTCGTGTCCTCGAGTTCCTTGGCCAGGCGCGTCGCCTGGCTCTTGTCAACCAGCGGGCCCGGCGCCAGCAGGAACCAGCTTTCATGATCCGGGGTCATCGCCGCCTTCAGCTTGCCGGCGCCGCGCGGCGCCGCCATCACGGCGGTCGCATCGTAGATTTTCGTGGTGCGCTTGGCGCCCGGGGTCTTGCCTGAGGCCATCTTGCCCGAATGACCCGCCGCCTGCCGGTAGGGCATCGCGTAATCGTAGATGTCCTGCAGGTTCGATTGCCAGTACTGCTCGTCTTCGGTCGAGAGCTTCTGGTAGCGCTTGCACGCCTTTTCAGCAGTGAGGGCCAAGGGGTCAGACCCCCATCGTGGTCTTGCCGCGTTGGCGGGCATAGCTCAGCAGCGCCCGGCCGGAACGGGCGCGCCGCGCCCCTCCCGAAACGTCCGCCTTCTCCGCCTCGAGGGCCGCGCGTTCGTTGGCCGCGTCCTGCATCTGGCGGCGCTGCAGCGCGTTCATCTGCTTGTCGGGCTTGGGTTTGCCCCCGCCGAACAGCTTGCCTATCGATTTCATGGTCAGACGCTCCGCACCAGCTTGAGGGATCGGGGCGTGACTGTAGTCGCGGGCACCTCTGCGCGTGTTACGAACCCCAGGAACTCGGCAAAGCGCAGGTCGCGGGGGCTGCCCGCGTCCACATGCGCGACGATCGGCCAGCCTTCCCCGGCCGCCTCCAGCACCGTCACCACCGCGACCAGGAGATCCTTCACCCTGACCCGGGGGGCGCTGCGCAGGTGCAGCCAGCATTCGCGCTCGCAGCTCTCCGGATCCGGGTAGAGCCCGCCGACCAGCGCCACGCCGGCATCGTCGACGGCCGTGAACGCCGCCGACCGGCGCAGCTGCAGGGCGTAGGCCTGCACGAACAGGCGCGGCAGCCGCGGCGGCAGCAGCTCGGCCAGGTCGGCAAGGGTGGCGGCGCGCAGCCTCATTCGAACAGATCGAAATCGGCCGTGAACCCCGGCGTCGAAAGCCCCCGCGCGCCCTGGCGCTCCGGATCGATCCGCCGGCGCGTCGCATTGGTCACGAAGGCCCGCCCGAAGAAGCCCGTCAGCCCGTGCCCGAGGGCGTCCTGGGGGTGGCTGGCATCGTTTTTCTTCGGCTTCGGGTCCTCGGTGCGCTTGCCGGCAATCTCGCGGATCTCGTAGCAATAGCCGGAGTTCATCCCCTTGATCAGCAGGCCGCAGCGCGGCGAGAAGACGATGCCCTGCTCGTCGCCTTCGGCCTCGCGCAGCAGGATCCGCACCGTCTCGAGCCGGAACCCCTCGAGCTCGTTGCTTTCCGGCGGATCGATCTGCACGCCGAGCGCTTCCTCGCCCATCTCGACCCAGGTCGCCTCGCCGCTTTCCTTGTCGCCGCCGCCGAAGGCGGACGGGTCGCACCAGATCCGCAGCCGGTGCGCGGCCGCGCGCAGGTGTTTCTGGTCGAGCAGGCCCAGCAGCGCCTCGAAGAACTTGCTGGGCCCGCACCGGCCCAGGTAGAGCTCGTCGAGGATCCTGACCCGCCCGAAGGGCGTCACCTGGAAAATGACGGCCGCAGGCCGCCCGCCTGTCTCGGTCCCGGCATCAAGACCGATGCACAGGTCCAGCGACGGATCGGCGTCGAAATCGTGGCGCGCCACATGCCGGTCCTGGCGGAACGTGTCATACACCGGCCGCCCGTGCCGCGACGGCCCCCAGCGGTTGTGAACGTAGATATTCACCCACCATTCGGGGTTGGCCTTGATCATCGCCTGGTAATAGCCGGGCGTGAGGTTCCCCACGTTCTCGGCGCCCGGATCCATGCCGCCCGGCAGGTCGATGAAGTCGACCACGTCCGCGTCGCGGTTCATCACCAGCATGTCATACAGCCAGTGATCGACATCCGCCTTGTTGAGGTCCATCGCGATGTGCTTGTCGATCGCGAAACCCTTCGGCAGCAGGCGCTGCGCGGGGTAGCGGCCGATCCGCCCGATGCCGTAATTGACCACCTCGCGCGGCACGCTGGTGGCGGCGTTGATGAAGATCGAGGACACTTCGAAACCGTCGAGCCAGTCGCGGATCTCGCCGTCCGGGATCGCCGCGAACTGGTGGATGAATTCCGTCGGCCCGTACTCATCCAGGAAGCGCAGCCGGTGCTCGGCGGGCCGGTCCTGGCCACCGGTCCACTGGCCCGCCGAGGGCGGAAACCATTCGTGCCAGGTCTGGATGGCCGTCTTGTAGAGCTGCCGGTAGCTGTCCCGGATGGTCAGCACCTTGTAGCGCCGCACCCCGTCCAGGCACATCGGTGAGCGCTGGGCGCAGAACACTTCCCCGATCTCGCACGTCGTCGTCTTCGCCGAGCCGTAGGGCCCGCCCAAGGCCCGGATCAGGGCGGTGGAGTTCAGGTAGCGCATCGCGCCGGGGCCTGGCGGCTTCCACTCGGAAATCCGGTAGCGGCCGGCGAGCTCGTCGAGCGGGCGATAGGTCTCGATATCGTCAGCCATGGGCCCGCACCCCGGACCCCAGGTTGAGCTGACAGGTGCCAAGGCGGGCGAAAACCGGGTTCGGGCGGGCCTCGCCCTCCCCTGGGCGCGCCGGCGCCGCCAGGCGCCCTCCTGCGGATCCTGAACCGGTGAAGGAAAGGGGCCCTCCTCCCGGAGCGCGCGCGATTTCCGGGGGCCCGTTTGCCAGGCGCGCGCGCCGGCCGAAGGGGGGGTATCGGACCGATTTTGCGGCGCCGGATAACGTCCCCTTATCCTGAAATCCACGCTTACGCCTTGTATCCATTGTACTATTCCTCATCTGTCCGACTAAAACCATCCGACTTCGCCCCTTCCAGCCGCGCCTGGGCCGGCCGCAGGTCGATCGCCGCGCCCCCCGTGGGGGAAGCAAAACCCCCATCAGGCGACATCACCGCGACCATGATGCCGCGCTGGTCGACCTCGACCGCGATCGGCAGCTTCTGATGCACGTAGGGCATGAGGTCGTCGGCCATGGCCTTCACGTGCTCGAGCGCCTTGCCGCGATCGATGCCGAGCCGCATGGCCATGACGCGCGCCCGCTCCTCCAGGAACGCGCCTGGCGCGCCGCCGCGCTCACGATGCGCCGCGAAGCCATCGAACAGCGTCTCCGTGAGGAGCTCGCCCACGGTCATGCCGAAGCGCTCTTCCTGCAGCTGCCGCAGCGCGTCCGATCGCCTGTTCCTCGCGCCCTTAGGCCGACCAGGCACAGCCTCGACAGGCTCGGCCGCCTGCACCACGGCCGCCTCGACCGCCTGCACCGCCTCAGCTGGCGCATCATTTTCGAGTATTTTATTCGCCGCAGCGTCCTGAGACATTGCGGAGCCGGAACGTCTTGCCGCTGTCTTACGCTTTCCCTCTGATTTCATTATATAAATCTCCATTTTGAGACAGTAAGACAGTAAGACAGCGACAGCCCCTTATGTGTGCACGCGCGCCCGCACGCTAAGGCTGCGATGCGTGTCTTGGCGTCTTGCTGTCTTGTGATCGATGAAAGCCTAATCATTTCAGGCGCCTAGCCTCGCTGATCACAAGACACGAGCGAGACAGCAAGACAGCGCCCACCAGGCCGATATCGCCCTTTTTCCCCATGTTTTGCGGGTATTGGGGTCCGGGGCCCCTCTGTGTCTCAAGGTCGGTCAAACGGGCCATACGCTGGGGTCCGGGGCGCGCGGCCCCGGACGCTCTCCTGGTTGGGTTAGAGGGTCAGCCGGTGGCCGATGACGATCAGGAAGCGGTCAGGCGGCGCGCCAGGCGCCGTCTCACATGCCACGACCATCGAGCCGGCCTCGCCGGAGAAATCCTCGATCGACACGCCGCGCACGCCCGCCAGGGCCCGCTTCATCCGCTTCAGCAGCCGCCGGCGCTGCCGGGTCTCGCCTGGCGTCATCTCGCGCTCGGCCTCAGCTGGTGCTCGACCTTCACCAGGAAGCGGTTGGCCGCATCATCCTGCTTGGTGTCGTCGGGATAGCAGAGCACCAGGATGGTGCCCTTCTCGGCGTCGAACTTCTCCAGAACCACGCGGCCCTGCAGGCCGTTCAGTCCACTGACGATCTGTTGCACCAGCACCTGCCGGTCTTCACCTGGGGATCTTTCCATGGCTCATGTCTCCTCTGCCTGGTCGTTGAGAACGGCCGCCCGGATGCCCAGCACCCGGTCCAGCCGGACCGCGACGCCGCGCTGCTGGCGGCCGTCGAGATAGAATTTCGCTGCCGGCTCCACGATGCCCTCGTCGCCGGCCTTCATCGCGCCGGCCCAGCCGCCTGGCGCGTTCGGCTTGCCGGGCCAGTCGGTGCCCTCGAAGATCTTCGTCAGCTGCGGATGCGAGTTGGGCACGCACAGCTGCCAGCGGGTCTTGTTGTCCCTGAACCGCACCGTGACGCCGCCGAGCGCCAGGACGCCGTTCAGGCGGTCGAGCTCGGTGCGCATCTCCGGCTTGTCGCCATACTCGTCCAGGAAGGCCTCGATCTGCGCGCCGAGCGAGGCCTTCACCTCGCCGCCGGTCTTCCAGTCCCTGGGCCGTGCACTGACGAGATGGTGGATGCAGGAGAGCCAGTTCGGCGTCCGGTCGGCATATTCCGGCATCGCCTTCGGCTCGAGATGCATCCAGATTTCTTCCGTGTTAGGATCATCGTCCGGCTGGTCGCGGTTGAGGTAGCCGCGCTCGGCCAGCACCAGGTCGGCCGCCGCCAGCAGCGTGCCGAACGTGTCCTGCCCGCGCTTGTCATGGCCGAGGCGCGCCAGGGCCTCCTTGTGTGCGTCCAGCGTCGCGTCCCAGCGGTGCCAGCGCTCCATCATCACGCGCAGCAGCTCGCGGCCCCAGCGCTCGGCCTCGACCGGCGTCCAGCGCGCGTCCTGCGCCTTGCTGCCGCGCTTCGACAGGTGCAGGCGCACCTGGCGGCTCATGTCCTGGTCCTTCAGCGGCGCCATGTTGATCGACGAGAAGACGAAGCTCGAGCGGATCGCGAAGCTGACGCCGGCATGGCCAGCGGATCCGCGCAGGCGCAGATCGCCGGACGCCGCCTCACGGGCGAGCTCCACCATGCTGTCGAGCTTGCGGTTGTCGCTGCCGCTTTCCTGTTCGTCGAGGCTGACGGCGATACTGTCGAACTCGAGGCGCTGGAAGATGCCTGCGGCGGTCGCGTCCGAGGCATTGATGCTCCAGCCGCCCATCAGGTCGCGGCGCAGGTCCATCAGGTAGCTCTTGCCGACGCCGGCCTCGGCCGTCACCCAGCCGCTCGGGCGCCAGCGCAGCGCGCCGCCCAGGAAGCCGCACACGATCAGGCCGAGATAGAAGCGCGCATCGAGCGCGCCGCGGCTCCAGTTCCAGGTCAGGAGGCGCGAATAGACCTCCTGCGCGGCCGCCTTCGGATCTTCCGCACGCGGAATACGCGCCGAGAAGTCGAGCGGCCGGCGGATCCGCCCGCGCGCCGGGTAGACGGCATTGTCGAACACGCCGGGCTCCTCGATCTTCGAGCGCGTCACCAGGATGTCCCCGCAATGCAGCAGCAGCTCGCCGTCCTTGGTTCGCCAGGCCCCGCGCCCGCGCACGCTGTCGGCATCGTCCCAGATGCCGCACTTGCTGCAGGCCGCCTGGATGGCGCGCCGCGCGTCCTCCGGCGAGAAGCCGTTGACCCCGCCGCGCTTGTCGATGCGCGGCCAGAAGTCCTGCAGGAACTGCGTGTCGCCGGCGAAATAGTGGGTGAGGTAGGCCTCGCCGAGCTCGCGCGGGCCCGCGAAGGTCAGTTGGTCGAGCGCGTCGAGGAAGATGCATTGCACGCCCTTCACGCCGACCGGGCGCACCCGGCAGCCCGGCGGCAGGCCGGGCCCGTCCCAGATCGCAGGGCCGCCATTGCCGCCGCCGCGGCCGCTGCCGCCGGCAGGGCGCACAGGCTGGGCCGAGGCGATGGCCCCGCGGATCGGTTCGACATTGGTCATTCAATACTCCGTAGCCGGAAGGAATGCCCGGCGGCCCCAAGGGGAAGGGCCGCCGGGCGCGGGAAGGCAGACAGGGAGGAACCGTCAGCCTTCCCGCGAGGCGCGCTTTTTCTTCCATTTCGCCGCGGCGCGCCGGCGAAGGTCCGAGGTCTTCTTGCGTTTCTTCAGCTTCACCGCCCTCCGGTCGGCGAGCTTCTGGCGCAGGCGTGTCTTGTCGATCTCGCGGGCCAGCCCGTTCATCGCATCGACGTACCACCGCTTGCGGCTGGCGGCGTAGGTGTGCAGCGCCTCGCCGGTCCGGGCGAACACCGTGAACCAGATCTTCATTTCCTGGTCGATCTCGCTGAAGGTGCCCTGCGGCGTCTCCGCCAGGAAGCAGGCATGGATGTAGAAGGTCTCGGGCGCCATCCAGCCTTCGCGGGCGCCGAACTCGTAGAGCGCCTCGCCGAGATCCGGCTCGACCTCGAACTCCGGCGACGCCGCATTGGCGGCTGCCAGCGTCGCCAGCAGGGCCTCGGAATGCGTGAAGTCCGGCCCGTCGCCGAGCCCGGCGGCCGCCAGGTCTTCCTCGGTCACGGCCGGCGGGATATCCACCGCGTCGAGCTGCTCGAGGAAGTCGGCCTCGGCCTCGATCTCTTCCGGCTGATCGTCATCGAAGGCATCCTCGTCGATCTCTTCTTCGTCCGCA